AAAGATAAAATATCTTTGCATTTGTTTTTCTTATTAGAACAACCAACTCAACCAAAGATATTAAAAGAATGGTTTAAGTTATTAAATTACGAGACAGACATCTTGTCATCTCAGCTATCTTTGTCTGCTAATGGTCAAAGCTTGTGTTACAAACTTGACCCTAGTGTTGCAGAGAACTCAAAGATTATTTATATAGCACCACCTACTTTTAAAGACAACATACAAGATCCTATTTCAGGAGATAGATTTGTAATAATCGAGCGTGGTTCGCCAACCTTAGACCCTAGACCGTTACTGATTCATGTTAATCCAGAACGCGTACATAACTTAGGCGTCCAGGTTAAAGATAACCTGCGTAAAAAACTTAACTTACCTAAGAAAGCTAGCAAGCTCAGCACTGTAAGCATTGGAGGAGAATCTCAAGAAGTCTTACAAAACCCTGACAAGATGACAATAGAAGTATCAAGAGTCAATGAACCTTATGTTAACTGTAATGTAAATGGAGGAGACAGCAATGGATACTATTTTGTTTTAACTAACCCACATTACATGTACAACTTTAAAGGAGAACCTGTTTGGGAAATACAAAAAGCAGATCCTGATTTCTACCGCAACATCTTTGAAATATTTGCAGACAAAATAGATCAAGACAAAAAACTAAGGCCAGTCGCTTTGCGAGACTTTTACACTGATACATATTTTAATGGAGTATATGATGAATCAATCGAACAATTTACCGACAGTTATCCCCTCACGCCCACCAATAAACAAGCAATTGATGACTTTATGCGCACTCATAATCGCCCTTCCTTGGATTACGTTCCTGATGCTAGGGTCGTATTTGATCCAACTAATGATAAAGGCATTCAGTTAGACGAAGCTCCTTATTATGTAAACTTGTATAGAAAAACTAAGTACATGTTAAACCAGGAAGAACATGTATCGGAGTTAACGTACGGTACAGCTGACAAGCTGCACACAATAACTCCTCGCATTGCTACTTTAATAGCACATGTATTAGGTGATGGTAAAACAGAGTTTGAACACTTTGTAAATTGGATTGCATACATATACCAGAACAAACAAAAAGCAATGACTGCTTGGATTTTTACAGGTGTACCTGGTACTGGTAAAGGTTTGTTAATACACAAAGTATTAAAACCTTTGTTTGGAGAACAACAAGTACCTATGCGAGCCCTAGAAAACATCGAAGAACAATTCAACTTGTACTTACGAACTGCACTCTTTCTTGCAGTAGATGAATTTAGAATGGGAGATGCAGGTAGCATTGGTAAAATGGCTGATAAATTAAAACATCAGATAACAGAACCTAATTTAACTATACGAGCAATGCGTTCAAATCAAATTGAGCTGCCAAGTTTTTGTAACTTTATCTTCTTAACTAACAGAGCAGACGCAGTCAAAATAGAAGAAGGAGATAGACGTTATAACGTAGCGCCTAGGCAAGAAAAAAAACTAGATGCTGTTCATGTAGATCTTCTAAGTAACATTGACGACATAGAAAAAGAACTATATATATTTGCAGGTGTATTACATAAGTTTCAGGTAGACCAACGTATGGCACACACAGCTTTAGAAAACGAAGCTAAGATACAAATGAAAAACATATCTATGTCTGTGTTAGAAGAATTTGCAGCAGCTATCAGACAACGTAACTTAGAATACTTTACTGAGATATTAGATATCCCACTTACAAATACCTTTGATGCTGGAGGAATTAGTACAGCACAAAGATATCTTAAACATTGGCTAGCCGAAGTGGGTACTGAAATAATAATACCAATGTCTCAGTTTAAATTAGTCTATGACGTTTTAACTGACACCCGTAACAAATTATCTACACGAGACTTCACTAAAGCCATGTCAAGACTAAACATTAAAACTGCTAGGAAAAGAGTAAGCGCAGATAAAAACGCTTCTATACCACGCGGAGTTGTATTAACTTGGAAATTAGACGACAATATACGTAAGTCTCTTATTAAAGAACACTTTGCAGAAAGAGATAACTTATTACTGAAGGAAAATAGCTAGGAAAGCTAACACTAATATGACCAAGCTTGTACAAGACAAGCGGCCAGATCTAATAAATGTATTAGAGGCCGAATCTCCAAAAGAACTAGGTTTAATCCCAGCCTGGTCCTACTCCGCTTTAAAAACATACGAAACCTGCGCATACAGATCTTACATTGGTAAGGTTAAAAAAGTACAAGAAGACTACGGACCGGCCGCTGCACGTGGTACGGACATACATACGCAGGCTGAAGACTACGTACGTGGAAACATAGCAGAAATGCCAGACACTCTTAAAAAGTTTGAGACTAAGTTCAAAGATATGAGAGAAGGTTTTATAAATGCTACTGTAGAACTAGAAGGCGAGTGGGGATTCACTATTGATTGGGAACCATGCGGTTGGATGGAACCTGGTGTTTGGGCGCGTATCAAATTAGATGCATACGTAGAAGAATCAGAAACCTCAGCACGCGTTATAGATTATAAAACAGGTAAACAATACGGTAATGAAATAGCACATTCCCAGCAAGCTCTTACTTACGCAATAGGTAGCTTTTTAAGATACCCAGATTTAGAAATTGCAAGAACAGAACTGTGGTATTTAGATCATGGAACAACCATGGAAAAAACATACACACGAGATCAGGCCATGATGTTCCTTCCTAAACTACAGGAGCGAGCAATTAACATGACAACAGCTACTAAATTTCCACCGAACCCTTCTACTAATAGCTGTAGATGGTGTTCATTTGGTAAAGGAGAAGATCCCTATTGCGAATGGGCAATAAAGTAGTATAATAAATTCATAACATCCATCCAACTAACACCGGATGTTATCAACGAGGAACGAACATGAACAACGAACGAGAAACCCCACCCCCCTATGAGCATCAATCTGCCACCACCAAATTTATCTTATCTCAGCCTAGATGTCTTATTACATCTGATCCTGGCACAGGTAAAACACGCGCTGTATTGGATGCACATATTAACTTCTCAGGCAAAACGCTTGTCTTAGCTCCTCTTTCTATACTAGAAGCAGCATGGGCAGAAGATATACACAAGTTCCAACCTGACATTAAATTTGGAGTAGCATATGCTAAAAACCGTAAAAAAATATTTGAAGATGATTCCTTCGAAATGGTCGTTACTAATTTCGAAGCTGTCAATTTCCTATGTAAAAATTCACATTACCTTGACGGGTTTTCTACAATCGTTATTGATGAGTTTACTGCTTTTAAAAACCAACAAGCACAGCGCAGTAAAAATATTAGAAAACTTATCTCACGTTTTACTAATAGGATTGCCATGTCTGGTACTCCTAATAGTAATACTATTCTAGATTTATGGCACCCAGCGCTTCTCGTAGATGACGGAGAACGTCTAGGAGAACGCTATTGGGCTTTTAGAAACCAAGTATGTACACCACGTTTTAATGGCTTTGCCAACGAATGGGTTGACAAACCTGGCATAGAAGAAGCTGTAGCTGAAAAACTTAGCGACATAACCATACGATACGCTCTTGAAGATTGTATTGATCTACCAGAAAACATAGTTCGCACTGTACGTACAAAGTTATCCACAGGCGTACAAACTATGTACGATCTTTTTGTTAAAGAATCAGTTTTATACACTAAATCAGGGACCATTAACGCTGTACATGCAGGGGCTCGAGTTAAGAAGTTATTACAATTAGTTTCAGGTGGTGTCTATGATGAAGATGGCAACGTTCAATATCTACATCAAGAACGCTATGACATTGTTATGCAACTAGTATCTACTAGAGCTCATTCAATTGTAGCGTTTAATTGGAAACACGAACGCGATGCATTAATAGCACTAGCAGAAAAACAAAACATTACTTACGATCTTATAGATGGATCAGTACCTGCACACAAACGTAGTAATATTGTAGAACGTTTTCAAGCAGGCCAAATACAAGTATTGTTTTGTCATCCACAATCTGCAGGCCATGGCCTTACACTTACAAAAGCTACAGCTGCTATTTGGTGCTCGCCTACATACAACGCAGAACATTTTCAACAGTTTAATAAACGCATACATAGATCTGGACAAAAACAAAAAACAGAAACTATTCTTATTGCTGCACATAAAACCTGGGAAGAAGATGTATATACCAAACTCAATACTAAGTTGGGCAAGATGGAGAATTTACTCCACATTTTAACGGAGCTTAACAATGTCAGATAGAAAAGAATTTGCTTTATATTTAAGCGAAGACATGAAAGAAACTTTAGAGGAACTACAAAAAAGACCTACTCAAGCAATTGCAACAGCTTTGATTTTTGCTATGAGCGAACTACTTCATCAAAAAACTAAAGAAGAAGACTTACCTGATACTTTAGTTGAACTAATTTTAGAAGCTAGCAAAGAAGCTTTACAACTAACAGACGAGGTGTACTTTGCACAACCTGCCTCAGATACGGAGATAATTCACTAATGAATATGGACGAACTGCTAAATGATTTAGCCAACACACGACAAGAGATTGTCACTTTAACTGAACAAGAGAAAATCCTTAAATCAAAAAAGGATGATCTAGAAACACAGATTATTATTAGCCTTAAAGATCAAGGAATTGATCGGGTTGGTAATGATGCGTGTACTGTTTCCATTAAACAGGAAATAGTCCCGACAGTTCGCGACTGGGATGCGGTACATCAACATGTAATTGCCACGGGGCAGTTCGAGTTGATGCAAAAACGCATGTCGGCAGTGGCCTTTAGGGAGCTAATACAAATGGGACAGGATGTTCCAGGCGTAGAAGCAACTGAACTGACCCGAATGAACTTCAGGTCGAAATAATAATATCAACGAAAAACGGAGTAATAACCATGAGTGATATAGCATTAGTAAGCGATAAAGTCCCTGCGCACGCAACAAAAGGGAGCGGACTGGGTAATGAAAACATTACCGCAGCCCATCTACAAACCCCTAGGGTGAAACAACTTCAGCAGCTTAGCAATGAAGTTGATGAGAACCATAGTGAATGTATTACAGGCGCCAAGCCCGGTGATTTCATTAACACTATAACAAGGGAAAACTACGGTCAGGAGATCTACGTAATGAACGTACGATTTACTGAAGAGTTTGTAGCTTGGAAGAAACGTGAGAAAGGAGGCGGATTAGCAGGAAGCTTTGCAAGCAAAGAAGAAGCTATTGAATCCCTTGTGACTCAAGGAATGAACCCAGATGATTATGACATCACTGAAACTCATTCACATTTGTTAATTAGAAAAAATGCAGAAACTGGATCGTTAGAAATACCGTTCTTGTTTGACTGTGCATCTTCTAAGCTACGAGTGTCGAGAGAGTGGAACAGTCAGATTGCGGGTTTAAGTGGAGATCGTTTTTCATCTTTATGGAAAATGGCTTCTCTACAAACTCAGAATCGAGCTGGCCAAAAGTTCTACAATATACAAGTAGAAAATGTAGGTTGGTCGACTGAAGATGATTACAACGACGCTAAGAAGGTATTCGAAAGCATTAAGTAATTGCCGTGCGTACATGGTGCGACACTAGTTGTCGCATCGTGTATACTAATTAATTAATGAAGGAAAAGGATTTCATCAACAAAGTCCACAAGAAACTACCAAAAGAAGTTTACAAGTGGAAAATCAATGACCCCTACCATGGGGGCGTACCTGATGCGTTCTATTCTGGCCCAGCTGGCTTTTGTTTTGTAGAGTACAAATACGTACAAGAGCTTCCTAACCGCGGTACATCAAAAGTACCAGTCAACCTTTCACAACAACAACGAATCTGGATCCGACGAGCGCATGACGATAATCTTCCTGCGTACATAGTCCTGGGATCCCCTGGCGGTGTTTGTATAACAAGTAATCCGGAAACGGAGTTTTTTTATTTAGATTGCTTTTGGAGGTGTGCCGTGACTTTTGAAGCATATGTAGCTAAAATAAGCAACATATGTTTAGATATAAATAAGGATCTTATATGAAATGGAGTTTAGATATGGATATGGTAAATAAACCGCCTCATTACAATCAAGGCGGAATAGAGTGCATTGAAGGAATAGAAGCAAGCATGAGCAAAGAAGCTTTCGCTGGCTACTGTAAAGGCAATGTTATGAAATATTTGTGGAGATACGAGTACAAAGGAAAACTTGAGGACTTAAAAAAAGCTCAGTGGTACTTAGATAAACTTGTAAAGTCACAGGAGGAATAGATGAACGAGGTAGGATTGTTTACTCAACATTCTAAAACACTAGGACGTTGCACAAGCGTTGCAGATTGTCCGTGTGTTGGAATATGTAGTTGCACTCAATGGGGTGATGATCGATGTAAAGGTTGTGGACGTACCGCAACTGAAGTTCGAGATTGGAATACTTTCTCTAAAATGGA